CATGCTCGTCCCGCCAAGAGCCTGGAAGCAAAACGATGAGGGTAAGATTGATGGTGGTTATTATTTGTTGAATCAGAAAGTCTACCGGACTGATTGGCACCCTCATAAATTTCTACCTTCCACAGATGCTTTAGATAGTCTGAATAGCATCCAAAAAACGCCGTGGCGTATCAACAAAAACGTCTACGAATTCTTGTGTCGAAATCCGTATCTCGGCCCTCAGATGCCTGTCCATAAACCCAAAAAGCTAGCACCAGAGCAGTGGCAGAACTTGTCAAACGACGACAAGCGTATTGTGCAGCAAGAGTTTAACGACAACTTGGCTAAATATGTGTCGACGACCAGCAAAGCGATGACATTTGAACGCCAAATACTTCAGGCGAAGATGTTGGTCGATAAGTCTGCGTTCTGGCAACCACATTCTTTCGACTTTCGCGGTCGCCTTTACCCGGCTAACCAGATGCTGACTAGCCAAGGTGACCACGTCGCTAAATCCTTAATCGAATTTGCGAATGGCAAGCGGATAGATGCAGACGGCGTCAATGCCCTAAAGCTTCAGGTCGCAAACTGCTACGGATACGACAAACTGAGTATCGAAGACCGTCTCGCCAAAGTGGACGAAATGTCTGACGACATCATGCTGATGGAAGACGACGACAAGCTGGCTATCCGCTACATTCAAAAAGCCGATGAGCCGATGGCCTTTTACGCGGCAGCTATTGATCTCGCAAAAGCTTGGCGATACCCCATGCACATAACGCACTTGCCTATTGCGGTAGACGGGACGTGTAATGGTTTACAGATTCTCAGTCTTTTGGGAAAGGATCAAGTCGGCGCGGAGAAAACGAACTGCACCTCGTCGACGTCACGGAAAGACCTGTACCTCGAGGTCGGTCTGGCAGTTCGCAAGATAATCGAAGACATCATAGTAAAAGCGGAAGCGTCGACAGAATTGGAGGCCGCGCACTCGTGGTTTTCTGTGATGCAGGAAGACCGATTAGCGCGCAAAGTTGTCAAACGTGCCGTCATGACCACGGCTTACGGCGTAACTGCTGAAGGCATCCGCGAGCAGCTTGTCGCTGATCGTCTTTGTGATGATCTGGACATACCCCCAAGCCTTTTAGCGTTACCCGTCCTTCAAGCCCGGCACAAGCTTGCAGGTTTTATGCGCGATTGGATTCTCGTAGCGCGAGTTGAGGTCGTGAGTGAAGCCGTGAAAATCATGGACTACTTGCGTGATTCAGCTAAGGCTTTAGCGAAAGAGGGATACCCGTTAAGCTGGACAACGCCCGACGGCTGTAAAGTCACACAAAAATATGTCGTTCTCCAAGAAAAGCATGTCCGCACTTTCGACAACTGGATGCGACGCCTACGCAAGCGCACTGACAAACTGTCGCCAGGTAAGAACGCAGGAGCAGCCGCACCGAATGTCGTTCACAGTCTCGACGCCGCTATGTGCCGAATGGTCGCCTCCCGGCTTGTTGAAAACGGCATCGAAGACATGGCGTTCATTCACGACAGCTATGCTGTGCATGCTTGTCACTTAACAACACTCAACAACATCATTCGAGAAGTCGGGGTAGAAATCTTTGCGGGCAATTGGCTTGCCGATGAGCTTCACCAAGGCCTACTGGACATGATACCAAACGACATGCGTCTACCTGAACCCCCCACACAAGGTGACTTATGTGTCAAAACTGAACTGCCGAATGCTCGGTATTTTTTTAGCTAATAACTATAGGATTACGCGAATATGACATCTACTGTAAACAAAATGATTGAAGAGACAAAAGAAGACGTCGGCATCTACCATCACGTCGACGGCTGCTACACAGTACTCGGCCCCGTGCCCGAAGGTTTACCCCTTCGCTCAAAAGTCTACGACAAAGACGGTAGCCCTCTGCTGCTACGAGGCGTCGTTAAAGCTGACGCACCTCCCGCTGTTTACGACCTCCAATTTCAAACTATCGACTCTATCTTGATCGTCGAACCTGACGTCAAACCAAAGGCGCAGAAAGCAAAGAAGGATAAGCCAAAGAAGGCGCCTAAAGACGATAACGATATCGATGACACCGACGTTGCCAGTATGACCTAAAGAGCCCACATCAGGAGGAACCCCCAATGGCAAATGGTTATATTCAATTCGCAACACAAGCGTTTAGCGCAAGCTATCCGTCGCTAGACAAGCCCGACACAACGTCTGCTTACCCGTCTGGCAAGTACGAAGTCTCTGGTTATTTTGACGAGGCTGACGACTCGGCTACGCTCGCAACGCTTCGCAAAGCTGTAGCAGACGCAGCAGATGCCGAATGGCCTGGCGTCAACGTTGACGGTCTAAATAATCCACTCAAAACCCAAGAGGACGGCAGCGTCCGCGTGAAGCTGAAGTCGGCCAGAAAGCCAGCACTACAGGACGCCAAGGGTAACGCCTTGGCCGACGATGTCGTAATCGGCCCAGGTGATCTTGTTCGAGTGGCTGGTGTTGCTAAGGCTTATAACACCGGCGGCAACAAAGGTGTCACCTTTTACCTAAACACTACTCGCTTGATCGATAAGCGTTCACACGGCGACGGTACTGATCCGTTCGGGGGCCCAGATGATGGATTCGCCGCAAACTCAGAAGCCGACATCCCGTTCTAAAAAGCTAAAAACCGAAGGTGGTTTGCAGATCGATACTGGTCTGCTTTCCGCCGGGCGTTTAACGCCAGAATTAAAAAAAAACAACAGCAAACTATTCTGGAACTTACTCGATCGTGTCACAAAGCAAGCTAGCGGTCTGACGATTAAAGAGTTCTGGAATCTTAAAAAGAAAGACAGAGACGAACTACGCGCTCTGGTTTTGAAGTACTACAAGATCGAGTACGACCAAGTGAGAGCGAGCAAGCAGTGGATTTACATCATCACGCATCCGCTCTTCATTGGTGTCTGCAAGATTGGCATCAGCGTCAACGTTGGCCGTCGGATGTTCCAGTACCAGGTTGGTTGTCCCGCGAAAGCTTACCGTCTTGAGTACGCACAAGAATACGAAGACGTCAACGACGCTATCGACCGTCTTTATCAACACCTCGATGACCGACGTCTGAAGGGTGAGTGGTTCGAAGTTGAACCTCCAGAAGCCATCGCACTGCTTGCCCAACTTAATGAGAACCTTGAATGAAAATCGATATCTCAGCCCTTCGACCCGCCCAAGAATATTACATCCCAGTACCACCCGTACCTGCGAGTCGACCCAAGGTCTCAAGGTTTGCCACTTATTACGGCAAGCGTCACCAACAGTACGTCAAAGACTTCGCGGCATACCTGGACGTCTGTCCCCCGGTATGGACGTACCTGCCGAAAGAGGCGCGACTGATCGTCGGACTAGAGTTTGTGTGTACGCGCCCCAAGAAGGTCGTTCACGCCTGTCCTCGTTTCGACATCGATAACTTATCAAAACTACCGCTCGACTGTATGACGTCTGCCGACATTTTCTGGCATGACGACAGCCAGATCGAGCTGCTAATCGCTCACAAGCGATACGCCAAAAAAGGAGAAGAGCCTCACACGCTCGTTAGAACCTACGAAATTTAAAGGGAGTAAATGTGGATTCAGAATTAGTTGAGAAAAGAGGTTGCCCGTTGTGTCCGTCCAGTGATGCATTCGCTGTCTACGATGACGGACACGGGTTTTGTTTTTCGTGCCGAGGGCACGTTGCAGAGGTCGACCCATTTCAGGAGGGACAACAACAACAAACACAACAACCATCAAGGAACACTAATGTGAGCGAGTTCGTGACAGGCAGTTACATCGATTTAGCTGATCGTCGTCTGTTTTCGAGAACGCTCAAAAAGTTCAAGTACACCGTTAGTGAGGGTAAGCACTACGCGCCCTACTTTGACCGCCAAGGTAACTTCGTCGCACAAAAAGTACGAGGCCCTGACAAGCAGTTCCATGTCATTGGTGATCTATCGAAAGCCGGGCTATTCGGTCAACAGCTCTGGGCACCAGGACAACGACTAGTTATTACGGAAGGCGAGATCGATGCAATGGCTTACGCCCAGATCACTGGTCTCACTTGGCAAGTCGTCTCTGTCCCAAACGGCGCCCAGGGAGCCGCCAAAGCTATCCGGCGTGAGCTAGAGTTCGTCGAAAGCTTCGAGGAGGTTGTGTTTCTATTTGATCAAGACACTCCCGGCAAAGAGGCAGCAGAAGAATGTGCCGCTCTGCTCCGTCCTGGTCTCGCTAAGATTGCTCAACTACCGCTTAAAGACGCTAGCGAGATGTTAGTCGCCGGGAAAGAGGCCGAGATGAAGGCCGCTGTCTATGCCGCTATTCCTTTTCGGCCTGACGGTATCAAGCGCGGCTCTGAAGTCGACTTCGCAGAGATCATCAAAGCGACGCCGCGAGGCTTCAAGATTGACTACTCTGAGATCAACACCGCGTTGCGCGGCATTCGGAAAGGTGAACTGATTCTACTGACTGCCGGTTCTGGTATCGGTAAGTCGACCCTCGCTAGAGAGATTGGCTACAGCTTAATCCGTGACCATAAACAGCGAGTTGGCTGGGTGATGCTCGAAGAGTCTTACCGCAAGACCGTCCAGGGTCTTGTCGCCATCGATAACAACGTCCCGCTAGGCGACCTCATGGAAAACCCAATGATGCTCGATCAGCCGAGTTGGGAGCAGTCGATGGCTGAAGTCGTCAACCTTAGTGACTTCTATGACAGTTGGGGTAGTTGTGACGTCGATAGTCTAATGACCAAGCTACGTTATCTGGCTGTTGGATGTGAATGTGACTTCATTGTTCTCGATCACGTCAGCATGGTCGTCAGTGGCATGGACGTCGAAGAGCGCAAAACTCTCGACTTGCTGATGACTAACCTACGGCAGTTTGTCGAGCAGACAGGCGTAGGTCTTATTGGCGTCTGTCACTTGCGTCGTAATGGCGGCAAGGACTCGTTTAACGAGGGTGGTCAAGTCAGCCTGACCGACTTACGAGGATCAGCCGGTCTCGAACAACTCAGCGACGTCGTCATCGCATCAGAGCGTAACCAACAACACGGCGACGAAGACAAGCAAGACATCACAAACTTCCGCGTTCTCAAGAATAGACCGTTCGGTAACGTCGGCCCCGCAGGTCAAGCACGATATGACCGGGATAGAGGTCGACTACTGCCGCACGACGCACTACTTGATGACACCGAAGAAGACATTCCGTTTTAGGAGGAAACCATGCCAAGAAGATTAATTAACAAGCGCCACATCAGCAACGAACTCGATGAAGTCATCGATGCCAACCTGAACGAATCGCACGACCTGATGGTCGGCGTCGTTTTGAAAGCCATTGCACGAGACCTATCAGCATTCGATCTCGATCGTGACGCAGACAAGCTGCCCAACAATCCGTTGGCGCGTCTGATTTACATGTACGTCTCCAGAGACATCAAGGAGCGGCTGGCATGCAAACGAGCATAACAACACAAGAACTTTTAAAGCTCATCAACGTAGCCGAAGCCGCCTACGCCGAAAAGCGTGGAGCTGGCTTGGCGCAGCGGATGCGTATCAGCGCCATGAAACGGTTTGTTACTGACTGCCGTAAACGCTCACCAAATCAAAAGATCACTATCAGTCTGGAGGATCACCTAGTCCTGACAGATTTGCCCTAGGGAGGGGAATATGGAACAACTCGTCGTAGACATCGAGGGAGATGGGTTACTGCCCGAGCTAACCAGAATACACTGTATTGGCGTCAGCGCGGTCGGTGAAAAAGACGTAATAACGTACACCGACGATGACCCCACACTGCCTTCACTTCACGAAGGACTCGAACGACTCAAAGCAGCAGAACGTCTCATCGGCCACAACTTTATTGGCTACGACATGCCAGCTATCAACAAGCTTTATCCCGGCACTGTTCGCTTCGAGCAATGCTGGGACACCATGACAATGGCCGCACTCGTTGAGCCGTCACGTCGATCCTTGTCTCTCGCTAGCTTCGGTAAGCAGTTTGGATTCCCGAAAGGAGACTTTCACGACTTCAGCAAGTACACGGAAGAGATGAAGGTCTACCTAGAGCGTGACGTTCAGTTAACGGCTCGGGTGTATGAACACATACAACAACAATTTAACAAACTCTACCGGGATGGAAACGACTACCGCCCTGCGATAGAACTAGAACACCAAGTCCAACAAGCGTTAGCACTTCAGTCTGCTCACGGCTTCAGATTCGACGTCAAAGCAGCAGAGCAACTCAGCGTGAAACTGACGGAAGACATCTCGTCACTCGAAAAGATGTTGAGCAAAGTATTTCCGCACGAGTTCAAGCCGGTAACAGGCGATTGGGATTTCAAGAAGCGCACCTGGCGCAACGTCGACCAGTGGACACCGAAGGTCAACAACGAGCGATTGGGTTACACCAAAGACGCCCCGCTGTCT